GCAGGCAAAACCAAGTTATTCTGAGCTTATTGAAGGAACGTACCGCATCGCAGCAGAGGCTGGGATAACGCTACCGCCTGCCAGATATAACGGTTAGGGTATATTTGTAATTTATAACAACTAGGAGATTGATGTGAATAAACTCGAAATCCTATGCTGGGTAGTGGGTATAGCTACTGTGGCTGAGGTTGGCAGGTGGGTTTATGGCTAATAAACCAGTAAAGAAGAAAAAGTGCCGTATTTGCGGAGATATGTTCCGGCCTTTTTCCACGACATCTGTTGTTTGTAGCACTAAATGTGCGTTTGAGCTGACCTATCAGAACAAGGAAAAGGAGTTTAAGCGGGAAACCAAGCGCCTGAAAGAGAAGATCAAGACTAAGGCGCAATGGCTCAGAGAGGCCCAACAGTCGTTTAATCGTTACATCAGGGCCAGAGATGAGGGGCAAGCCTGCATCTCCTGCCAGCAGCCACCAAAGAAGAAGAACGCGGGGCATTACCTTAGTGCAGGAGCACATCCAGAGCTTAGATTTAACGAGGACAACTGCCATCTCCAGTGCGAGCACTGTAATTCCTACCTATCAGGCAACCAGATACGCTACAGGGCGCATTTAATCGAGAAGATAGGCCAAGAGCGCGTAGATTGGCTAGAAGGGCCACACGATGCAAACCACTACGACATAGACGACCTGCAAATAATCAAACGATGCTATAACCGCCGAGCCAAAGAGCTAGAGGATAGATTCTGAGGTATTGATTGGGGTAAATGTGAAATAATTACAAAAAGAGCTTGCTAATGTGAAATAATTGCCTATAATAGACGCATCAACAACGAAATGAGAGATAAAGAAAATGAACAGAATGACTGAACTGCATATCCAGTACCTCAGCGAGATTATCGAAGAAAACGGAAAGCACTCTCAAGAAGCTCATCAAGAGCTGGCAGAGATTAAAGCAGAGTTCGCAGCAAAAGGAATCTTCATCGCATGAGATGGGCGGTGAAGATAGAAGGTAAATACTCAGCTCTAGTGGTTGAGTACGCCACTTACGACGAGGCTTGCGCAGGAGCCGAAAGAGCTAGGCAGAAGATTGCGTTTTCAAGAAGTGAAATTGAGGTGATGGAGCGATGATATATATAGCCATTGGGGCTATCTGCTTTATGTGTGGTTTATATGTTGGCAATAAAGGAACAAGAAAAGAGATGATTATGGATTTTGAGATATACAAAGACTGGTATCATAAAAGATATAGCTGCAAAGAAAGGATGATAATGAAATGAATAAAGAGATGGCGGAGTTTATATATGAGCAGATGGCCGGAGAACAAAGCGGCCACATGGCAATGATACCAAACAACCCTATGATGTTTTCTTTGCTAAAGGCGTGTGGGGTCTGTGATAAAAGAGATTTTGGGCAGTTCTTGTTTGAGGTAAGCGGGTTTTTTGGAAAAAATCATGCGCAAAGTATTCAGGACGCGACTATAAGATCAGCCGCCAGCAATATTAGAGAGTATATAGAGTCGAGAGAGGATAAGACTATTGGCCCTGAAATGGCGGAGTCCGTAGTGCTTGGTACTGTTCGGGCGTATTAGCATGAGGGGTTATAATAGAGCGTTTGTTACACAAAAAGAAAAGGACGCCAGGAAGGCTGTTGCGTTAAATGGATCGCTATTGCCCGGCGCGCTATCGCCATCGCAACAAGCCATAGCCGCAGGCCTAAAGAGTCTGCGGGAAGTGTCGCAGATGGTCGGGAAGCCGGTTCGGACGCTATATAACTGGTACGAAAACTACCCGAATTTGTTCGATATAACCCTGCTTGGATGTGTCGCAAAACTACATCAGCACATGAACGATGAGGAGAAAGTAGCTGAGATCCGCAGAGAGGCGCTAAATGACGCAGCCGGAGCGATTAGAGCTGCAACCGATACGCCTTACGCCAACGTGTACCAGGTCAGAGCATACGAACAAGCGGCAGAAATTGTCGATTTAATGGAGTAGGGAGATAGAGGATGAATGACATAGAACCGCTGATGATATCTTTAAGTGTATTAAACGCCGAGATACGGCGAATATTTGACAATGAAGAGTCGTTCCTTAAAAGGTTTGGAAAGGGCAGTATTATGGATTTAATGGAAGTTAGCTTCACAAGCCAGTATCTGAAAATTTCTTATGTACTTGACTGTGGGCAGCATGTTTGCGACACGGTGAAAATGAGTGACTATCTTGATTGGTGCTTGAATCCGCTGCAAAATTGATAGACGGGATGGAATAGGAGAATAGAAGATGAAAAGAATTAACCCATATACAAGACTGTTGCAAGAGATCCGAGAGTTTGTTAGCTCAATCGAATATCGCCACAGAAAAACGATGTTTATATATCCGATAGCCGATCTAAATAAAGGCTCATCATGGAAACTTAGTGACCTATATGAGAGGGCGTTTGCTGCTGAACAGCTTGGATATGATGTTCAGATAAAGGCGGAAGAGCACGGACTGATTGTGCAGTATGTCAAGAAGATTCCTCAAACTCCATACTTGTGGGACTAGAAGATGAAAAAACAAAAAGAACTAGTCCGCATGCTAAGTGTGGTTAATGAGCTAAACGCAAACCTTACTGCACAGCTTGCGGATAAGGATGCAGAGGCGGCCCACTGGAAAGCGAATCACGACAACATGGTGAAAAAGAATGCTCTATTATCTCAACGTCATGACCTGCCCGTAGATAGAATACAAGCCGCTAAACATTTTGATGATTTGAGTGCAGAGGTGGAGCGGTTGCGGGAGTTATTGCGTAAGTATCTGCACCCCTCCGAGCTACAAACATTCGAGAGTAGAGAGCGATTTAGAGAAGCCGCGATGAAACTCCTATCAACCACACAACAAGAAGGTGAATGATGAAATATTACAACGCTTAATAGCTGTTGTGGTCATAATAAACAAGAGGGTTCAATTATTCTTGAGGGGGATATTGAGTTAATTATTCGGCCATTTAAGCCAACCCCCAACAACCCACAACAGACAGATGGAGAGAAGCAATGACAACTGAGTTTGAGAAGAGAAAGCGAATCAAAGAGATTACATCCGGCATTCTGCACGATAGCGGAAAAAGTAAAGCTGTCGTAGTCAGAGAGTTCAAGCAGAAAAAGAACAGGGACTACCCACAGAATCAAGAGATGTGCGATAGAATCAAAGCGGTGGTTTATGAATATGCTGGAGAGATGTCGCTTGCAACAGCGATAGGCATTCTGGATATAGTCAGAGATGAAATTAAAGCAGACCAATAACCCCAACACCCCTATGAGTGGAGAGTAGAGATGGAAATTAAACTAAATGACGATGAAATTAGATCAATTCTGGCAGAAGAGATTGGTAAAAGAACAGATTTCAAGTACCAACCAGACCCAGAGGAGTGCTGGTTTGAAGTAAAGACTGGAATTATCAATGGCGAAGATGTTGATGATATTCATGATGTAAAGTTTTGCTTTAAGGAGCAATCCAAATGACAAAACAAAACAGTGAGCAGGAGCTAACCAGCAACGTCCCCTACCGCGAATCCTTCCAACGTGGAGCTGCATCGAGGGATAGGGAGATAGATGAGCTTAGGGCGCATATTGAGAGATTGCGTGAGATGATAATTGAGGCTATGGAGTGGAATTGGTTGGATGATGATGCTCCAGAGAGGTTTGAGCTTGATGAAATCACTCCAGCTCAATCCCTATCAGCCTATCACGACTCAATAGTGGAGAAGTGTGCTTCTGTAGCTGATGAGTATGGACATACGGATAATGTGATAGCTAGAGACATCCGAGAGCTAAAAGAGCAGAAATAACCCCAATAGACTGATATAATGGTGATTATATGAGCAAAGGATCAAACAGAAGGCCACAAAAGGTATCCGATGACGCTATGGCAGCAAATTGGATGGATGCGCTGGGTGGTGAGTGGCAGGTCAAGACCCTGGAGGGCGAAGTATTGCACGTTGCAGAGTCCTACATAAAGGGAAGGAATTGGGGATTGTCTCATATTCCAGTTGGGCAGGATTTCTCTGTGGCGAAGAAAAGGGTATAATGCAAACTAATTAAAGCCAACCATTGATGGAGCTTGAAGAGTTATATGGGAACAAAAGCAGAAACTAAAGTAGAAAATAGTAGCCCTCGCACAAAAGCTGGCGGAAGAGTCAAGGGAACGCCAAACAAGCGCACTCAGGATGTCATAGAGCGCCTTAATGAGTTAGGGTGTGACCCTATAGAGGGGATGGCTAAGATAGCAGCACAGGCGATGACAGAGGGCGAGCTAATGCTTGCCGGTCAAATGTATAAAGAACTGGCTCAGTATGTTGCCCCAAAGAGAAAGGCCATTGAGCACACAGGCAAGGATGGCGAAAGTTTAGTTCCGCAGGTTATAAAGATTTCGCATGAGTAAAGAGCTTGAGGTAAAGCTCCCCAAGATATACGAGCCACTAGACGAGCCATTCCGTTACAAAATAATGTGGGGCGGTCGAGGCTCCGCAAAGTCTTGGACTGTAGCCATCAAGCTACTACTCAGGGGGCTAGAGAGGCCGCTGAGGATTCTTTGCACCCGTGAGCTACAGAAGTCTATCAGGCAATCAGTACACAAGCTCCTAAGCGACCAGATTTACGCTATGGGGCTTCAGCACTTCTACCGCATCGAGCAGCAAGGGATATTCGGCAAAAACGGCACTGAATTTATCTTCATGGGAACAAAGAACAACCCAGAAGAGATTAAATCTACCGAAGGGATAGATATTTGCTGGGTGGAGGAGGGGCATAGCCTTACCCAAAGGAGCTGGGACATAATCGACCCGACAATCCGAAAGGAGGGGTCTGAAATATGGGTAACATACAATACTCGGTTCAAGTTTGACACCATCCACAAGATGTTCGTTGTTGACGAGCCGCCGCCTAACTCGTGGGTTCAGTTGATTAATCATTCAGATAACCAATTCTTCCCGACTCCGCTGAAGATCCAGATGGAGCATATGAAAAAAGTAGACTATGAGAAATATCTACATATCTGGGAAGGGCAGCTCAAGCAACTGGCAGATGGGGCGATATTCGGCAAGCAGATATTAGAGGTCAAGAAGCAGAACAGGCTTACATTTATCCCGATTCAGAAGAATTGCGAGGTTCATACCTATATGGACTTAGGGAAGAAGGACGAGACGGCTATCTGGTTTATTCAAGCTGTAGGCAAAGAGTTTCATGTTATTGATTATTTCCAGGGCAGGCTGGAGGAGATCGAGTATTACACCAGATTCATTAAGGGACAGCCGTATAACTACGGCACGCACTACCTGCCGCACGATGGCAAGCACGAAAGGCTAGGCATGGAGCGAACCATCCAGGAGCAGTTTGAGGATGGAGGGGTAAGGCCGACAGAGATCGTGCCGGTTATTTCCGATAAGACAACAGCGATCCAACTTGGCAGAGAGGTGTTTCCTTCCTGCTGGTTCCATCTAGGAAACGATAATCTGCCGGATGAACAATGTGATGGATATGATGCTCATGTTCCTGAAGAGCTGAATACTAGGGCCAAGAGAATGGCTAAAGGGTGGGATGCGCTATGCAACTATCGCTACAAATACAAGGATGATGACGATGTGTTTCAGTCAAGACCTCACCACGATTGGGCCAGCAACGGGAGTGACGCATTTATGACGTTTGCCCAAGCCGACAAGGCTGATAATGACCAATGGGGCGGGGCGCTATCATACAACCACGCTAATATAGTATAATGCAAACTAATTAACCCATTAGGTCAGGCTATGAAAGAAACAGAAATCCTCTCTATTCTTGAGAATCAGATCAGTTCGGCGTATGGCGGGGATGGCTCAGACCTTGAGGACAATCAATCGCAGGCGCTTGATTACTACTACGGTCGCCCATTCGGGGATGAGCAGGACGGGCAAAGCCAGATAGTAACGCGAGACGTTCTGGAGACTATCGAATGGATTATGCCATCAATGATGCGGGTATTTGCGTCAGGCGAAGAGGTTGTTAAGTTTGACCCTACAGGCCCAGAGGATGAGGAGCAGGCGCAACAAGAGACGGACTACGTTAATCACATCTACAGCAAGGACAATGATGGATTCACAATAACCCACGATTTCATCAAAGGCGCACTGTTGATGAAAAACGCCTATGTCAAAGTATGGGCCGAGAAGGAAGAGATCGTCACCACAGAGACCTACGAAAACCTGACTGACATGGGTTTAGCTCAAGTTCTTGAGCAGGATGGTGCAGAAGCTATCGAGCATGAAGAAGAAATAGCCTTCGTACTAGACCCAGCCACAGGTATGGAGGTTGAGCAGGTATCGCATAAAGTAAAGATTGAGATCACCACAGAGCAGACCAAATGCCGCGTTGCTGTTGTTCCACAGGAGCAAATGGGTATCGCTAAGGGGGTTAATAAGCTATCACTTGCAGACTCCCCATTCACTTATCATCGAGAATTAAAGACCGTCACTGAGCTACTGGAGGCTGGATTCGACAAGGAAACAGTCGAAGCTCTGCCAGGATATGAGGGTGGCGACACCGGAACGCTTGAAGTCGCAAGGGAGCAGCTATCTACCGAGCAAACGTCTACAACCGAGCCAGCAGATGCTTCCATGCGTGAGATTGAGGTCTATGAGTGCTATATCCGAATGGATGCAGACGACTCAGGAAGAGCTAAATTATGGAAGATGATCAAGGCCGGTAATACCCTGCTAGATCAAGAAGAAGCAGATTGCGTGCCATTTGCCGCACTGTCACCGATTATGATGCCACACCAGCATATAGGGCTATCAGAGGCCGATCTGGTCATGGATATTCAGCGTATCCGCTCAGTATTAATTCGCCAGATGCTCAACAATCTCTATCTTACCAACAACCCAGAGAAAGAAGTCCTAACCAAAATGGTTAATATGGATGACCTGATGACTTCACAGGCTGGAGGAATTAAGCGAGTCAAGCAGATGGGGTCTATCCGTGAGATTAGCGTTCCCTTTACCGCTGGAGCCTCAATGCCTATGTTGCAGGTGCTAGACCAGCTCAAAGAGGGGCGCACAGGCGTTTCACGGCACACTATGGGGCTTGATGCCAATGTATTGGCTCAGTCTACCAAGGGCGCATTTATGGGCGCTATGGAGCAGGCTAACCAGCGCGTAGAGATGCTGGCCCGCACATTCGCTGAGACTGGATTTAAGGAGATGTTCCGCTTAATCCATCGCACAGCATTAAAGCATTATGATCGAAAGATTGTGGCCCAGCTCAGGGGGAAATATGTAGAGGTTAATCCTACCGAGTGGAAGAACAGAGCAAACATGACGGTCACAGTCGGTCTTGGCACTGGCAATCGTGACGCTGAATTGAATCAACTGTTCACCATAGCTGAGAAGCAGGAGCTACACCTGATGCAAGGCTCTCCTCTGGTTACGCCGAAGAATCTATATAATACCTATGCAAGGCTGGTAGAGAGATCTGGCCTCAAGAGTCCTGGAACATACTTCACTGACCCAGATAGCCCAGAAGCACAGCAAGCAGCACAGCAGAAAGCTCAGGCCCAGAAGCAAGACCCTAACGAGATGATGATCCAAGCCCAGATGAAGATCGAGCAGGATAAAGCCATTCTCCAGAAACAAAAGCAGGAGCAAGACGCGTTCTTCAAGAGGCGCGAGCAAGACATGAAGGAGCGCGAGCTGGTTGTCAGAGAGATTGAGGCCGGAGTGAAGTCTCAGCTAGAGGCCGCAAAGATTGAGCAGAGCCGTTATGAGGCCGATCTAAGGGCAGAGACAGCGGTAGCGGTTGAGTCCATGAAGCAGGGCGCGACCATTCAGCAAGTATTAGCCAATCACATGACTGACTTGTCGGTAGAAAACGATCAACGCCTCACCGACATGATTAATTCTATTTTGGGAGAGATTAATTCTATTAATGCCTCCAACAGAGAGGGCATGGAAGAGATGACCGAGGGCATGAGGTCGCAGGTTGATGGGCTAGCTGCTCAGATGGCAAGGCCGAAGCGGGTTATTTATAACGAAGCCGGAGATCCTGTTGGAGTGGAGTCAGTCTAATGGCAGATGATATTTTCGTAAACCCCGGCACGGCGGCTGGAAAGCTAAAGGTCGCAACGCAGGAGATAGGCGGGGTTCATTATCCCGTATACCTGTTAGCCGGACTTAATAACGGCGCTGTCGATATTATAGAGTCGCTGGATGGGGCAATAAACCAGCACGATGCTGACGTTCACCATGTTCCAGTAAATGAGCTATTTCATCGGCATACAGGTGTAGCCACTACACTTGCTGTGGCGGTAACAGGCGGCGGATCTGCCCCATCATCAATCACTGTGGCAAGCGCTGTTGGTTTTGTTGTTGGTAATGCTGTCCAGATTAGCAGCGCAACGATCATAGAGTCCACATTCCCAATGATAATCGCAATAGTAGGCGCTGTACTCACGCTTGATAGGCCGCTAGACAACTCCTTCGCTATTGGGGATGCGGTTGAGGTGGTTACAACCAACATGGCGGTAAACGGCTCTGTCACTCCTGTAGCGTTCAGGCTAATCCCTGATGGCAGTCAGATATGGCATGTTGTTCGATTCTTGCTTGGCATGATCCACAATACAGCAGCAGATAATAGCCGATTCGGCAATATAGCTGGTGGCCTAACAAATGGCTGCGTGCTGCGCGGATATAATGCTGCAACTGGTCAACACAGGACGTTCACCAACTGGAAAACAAACGCCGATATTAAGATGGATATGTATAATCTTGATTACAATGACAAGGCTGGCGCTGGCAATTACGGCACACATGGTCGAGGGTCGATCAGAGATGGCACTGGCGCTGTCCCGTATCTTGATGGCGCTGCTGGCGATTACCTTGAGCTATTGATTCAGGATGATCTGACCGGATTAATTCGCTTCCTACTGAAAGCCCAAGGCCACATTGAGGGATTATAGATGAGCACACCAACTATCTCTACAGCAGGCGCAACAAGCGGGCTGCTATTGATTACAGATCACGAAGGAACAATAAGCAGAGTTCCAAAGACCGCCGTTTGTGATGTCGTTGATTCCAGCAGCTCAGACGTTTACAGGGTGGAGGTTTGTCATGCCCACGGCGCGATCATCCTTATATTTGCCAGTGCAGCAGAAGTAACGGCTGCGCTTAATGCTATTGATGCTCAATATTAAAGAAAATGTCTTTTGCATACACCGGAGAAGTTCAAGGGCCAGGATTCCTTGTATTTTTCCAAGTAGACATAGGCGGAGTACCAGCAAGAAATAGGCCGGTTTACGTTGAAACAAAGCGGGAATGTGATGACGAAGATAAGCCAGACTGGGTTGAGAAGGAGCTACACAAGGCCGCCTCAAAGCCCGTACAGAACGCCAGTCGTGGATTATCCGATATTGATCGGGCAATTAAGCTGGAGTTTGAACGCATCACAGAGATTGAGCGAAAGATTAGAAAGCGCAGATGCCGCAAAGCTATTGCGCTGCTATTACGATACTTATAGGGGAATATAATGACGCCAGAAGAAATGACAATGCACGCCAAAGCCCTTAACGACAATCCTCTATTTATGGGGATGTTCAAGGAGATTGAGGCCGGACTGCTGCGAAAGCTCAAGATGGCTAACCTAGCTGATGGCGATGAGCTTATCGCTATTGCTGCCACCAGTCAGGTGGTTGAAACCATTGAGTCGTACATCCAAGAGTGTATCGACAATGAGAAGGTGATTGCCTTTAATAATCGAAAGGCGGGATAGCATGGAATATCCTTCATTAGACCTTTTGGGTCAAGGTTTCGAGAAACTAAAGCGCAGAGCCTCCCAATATGGGAGCGACTTTGTTGAGCCATTTACTAGGCCAATCCCAAATATGGAGGGCGGGAACAGGCCTTTTAACATGGCTGAGATGTGGGCTAACTCCAAGGCGCTGGCAAAACAGATGGAGGATAAGAGAGCAAAAGGAATGGAAGGCATGAGCGGACTGGATAAGCTGGCCCTATCAACTATGGCGACTCCTATTGTCGGAGATATTGCTGGATTAGCCGCGGACGCGCAAAGGTTCTACCAAGATCCAGAATCACGCACGCCTACGAACTTTGGGCTGTCTGCTTTGGGCGCTATTCCGTTTGTGCCTTATATGGGGGCGATGACTAGGGGGATGAAAAGTGCGTCACCGCAAGATATAAAAAGAATATCGGCAGCGCAATCATTGGAAAACGCAGGAGTTCCACGCGAAACTATCTTGGAGCAAACTGGATGGTGGAAAGGGCCAGATAAACAGTGGCGTACCGAGATTAGTGACCAGCCATCAAGAATAACTGATAATGTATTCGATGAAATTAAGGACAAGAAGAGATTTGAAGGGCCGGTAAGTCAGGCGCTAAGTCATGACGAGCTATACAAGTACTACCCAGAGCTAGGCGAAACAAAAGCCACGCTATTTGCATCAGCAGATCCAAGCGGGACATATAATTCGGCGACAGGGGAGATATTGGCCGGAGGGCCAGGCACAGGATCACAGAGAAATGTTATGCTGCATGAGCTACAGCATGGCGTACAAGGAGAGGAGTTATTCGCGAGAGGTGGCAGCCCAGAGGAGGCTGCTGACATTGTTGGCGGAGAGATCTCTAAGTTGAGAGGTGAGGCTGGGCGCATGAGCATGGGAGACACTCCATATTCAGAGAAACGGATGCAGTTAAACATCAATAAACAGAAGCAGCTAGAACGATTATCGGATCAAGATATTTATGAGAGGCTTGCAGGAGAGGCGGAGGCTAGAGCGGTGCAGGCTCGCAGGAATCTCACTCCTCAACAAAGGGCGGCTAGACCATTCTGGATGGACTTTGACGTGCCAGAGAGCGACCAGATAGTAAGATTCAGGTAATTACCTATTAAATTAACTTATGGTATAATTAACTAACTTTTTAGGAGTAAACAAATGAGCCAAGCGCAAGCAGCCATTACAACAGAAGCTATCCCAGTCACCGATGTTAATTCAGCGGCGGCAGAGATTGAGCGAAGAATGACCAATCAAGAATCGGAAGGTGTAAAAGCCGATAACGATTCTGAGGTTGCCGGAGAGATTGAATCGGATGATGTAGAGGTCGATGAAATTCAGGAAGGCGATGACGACTCGGAAGAGTCAGAAGAAGTAGATGAGCATGAAGAACCGGATGAGACAGAGGAAGAAGCCGCCTATAAGTCCGTTAATGAACTAGCCGAAGCGCTGGATATGTCCCCCGAAGATTTCGCGGAACAGATCAAGATCAAGGTTAAGATTGACGGAAAAGAAGAGGAGGTCACACTCTCTGAAGTCGCAGCAGGCTACCAGAAAGAGCGAAACTACAGGAAAAACTCCATGCAGCTCGCAGATGAGCGCAAAGGGTTTGAGGCAGAGGTTGAGGCAGCAAAGTCCAATCTCGGTGAACGGTTCCAACAGGCCAACGCATTAGCGGAAACCTTAGAGAGCCAGTTAATGCGGGAGTTTAACGGCATTAATTGGGATCAACTGGAGCAAAATGACCGAGAGGAATGGCTGGTTCAGCGTCAAAAATATGGCGAGAAGTATCAACAGATACAGCAGACCAAGGCTCAAATCCAGCAGCAGCTAGGCAAGCAGTCGCAGGAGTTACAGGCTAAACAGTTAGAGGCGCAGCAAGCCCAACTAGCGAAAGAGGCTGAGAAGTTACTTGAAGCTATACCAGAATGGCAGAATCAAGCCACATGGGAAGCGGAAGATAAGCAGATGCAGTCTTTCTTGAATGACTACGGCTTCACAGAAGCAGAGGTCAAAACAGTTGGGGATCATAGGCTGGTCAAGTTGGTTCGGGATGCCATGCTCAGTAAGGGCAGCATCAAAAAGATCGACATTGCCAAGAATAAGGTCAAGAAGCTACCGAAGATCGTTAAGCCTGGAGCAAAGCCGAACAATGCCGCGCTCAAAAACAAGGCGAAGAGTGATGCAAGATTAAAGCTACAGAGATCCGGCGGAAACGTGGACGACATAGCAGCGGCACTCCTAGACAGAATGTAGTTAATTAATTTGGAGTATTTGAAATGACAATCGCAACTGGAGCATTTAGCTCATATACCGCAATCGGAAACCGTGAGGATCTGTCTGACATGATCTTTGACGTGTCTCCTACAGAAACCCCTTTCCTCTCGGCAATTAAAAAGGTCAAGGCGACCGGAACTAACCACGAGTGGCAAACTGACGCGCTTACCGCTGCATCAGCAACTAACGCGCACATTGAAGGCGATGATGCTACACCTGTGGCCCCCGCTGCAAGCGCACGACTGGGCAACTATACCCAGATCCTCAAGAAGCACGCTGTTATCCCTGGCACCCAAGAGGTTGTCAACAAAGCTGGTCGTAAATCAGAAATGGCTTACCAAGTGGCTCGCCGTCTCAAAGAGATCAAGCGAGACCTTGAAGCCTCTATGATTGGCGGCGCTGCTGTTGGTAACGCTAAGGTCGCAGGAAACGACACCACAGCGCGTGAAATGGGTAGTCTTTACACCTACCTGATCACCAATGTGGGCCTCGGCACCAACGGTGTTGTGTCAACTGGCGATGGCACTGACCTGCTGACCGCCGGTACAGACCGTGACTTCACAGCAATCCTGCTTGACGCTGTTCTTGCGACTGCATATACCAATGGCGGAAACCCAACCATGCTATGCGTATCTCCAACCAATAAAACGGTTGTAGGTGACTTCGTAGCTGGTGGCGCAACTCGCTATGTATCTACCGATGAGTCAAAGCTGACCGCTTCGGTTGATGTTTATGTGGGCGACTTCCATACCCTGAAAGCCGTACCATGCCGTCAACTGGTTGGGGATAATGTTATCGCACTCGATCCTGAGTATATGGCATTTGCAGAGCTTCGTCCTATCACAACCAAGGATCTCGCTGTAACTGGCGACTCCATCCGTAAAGAAATAGTCTGGGAGGGAACGCTTGAAATCTGTAACGAGAAAGCCCACGGCTTAGTTGGGGATACAAACGGCTAGGCTTGTACTGTTGTAGTTAAGAAGGTATAATGCCCCTTTCAAATTAATAGAAAGGGGCATTTTTTATGGCTTTAAATAAGCGCACTATAGACTTAACTGGGAAGCGGTTCGGAAGATTAACTGTAATAACAGATAACGGAAAATCATCAAAAGGGATAAGATGGTTATGCCAGTGCGACTGCGGGAACAAAAAGACAATTTGCGGCTCATCTCTGCGTGGAGGGGTAACAAAGTCTTGTGGTTGCTACAACGTGGATAGCCATACAAAGCATGGTCATGATGGATCTAGGACGTACAAAACATGGAGCAGCATGAAGGAAAGATGCAACAACAAAAATCACAAGGCATATCATAGGTACGGAGGTAGAGGAATTAAGGTTTGCGATGAATGGAATGAGTTTGTTGTGTTTTTGAAGGATATGGGCGAAAGACCAGAAGGGCGTACATTAGATCGGATTAAAAACGATAGAGGCTACTGCAAAGATAACTGTAAATGGGCAACCCCAAAAGAGCAATCATTAAATAGATGTTCTAGCAATGTCATAGAGTATAATGGCGAGACTAATATTTTAAAGGAGTGGGCTAGGATTCTTGGTATTAATTACGCCACGTTGTTTGGCCGAATTAATAGCGGCTGGACTGTAGATGATGCCTTCAATACGCCAGTTTTGAGGCGCGCGAAAAAATAGTTAGCAATTTGATAGTTTTACCAAGACATAAATAAATGTTAAAATGCCATTAGAAAATCTAATCGCTAGGAGGACGTATGAGAAAAAGCACCACCAAGATCCCTATTGCCAGCGCAGCGCGTACAGCAAGCGGATCTCAACTGCTCACCGGATTTCCGGCTGATTGGGATGAGCTAACACTATATCTTGATGTAACAGCAGTAACCGGCACAACACCAA